TTATTATGCAGTCCGCTAAATCTACGTTTAGCAGACTCAAAAGGCGACATCTTTTAAAGCAACGACATAATTTAATAGGGGGTACCACCTCTAGGTAGAAGTTCGCAAAAACAAATCGAACCCCTACACAATTTTTGCAATATTTTTTTAACCTAAAGGTTATTATGTATCAAACATATAACACCAATAAGGACACATAAGGGCTTAGTTCCTATAAGCAAATCAAGACTCTTGTAATGCTGGGAGTCTTTTTGCTTGTCCTTAATTGAATCATTAAATGTAACAATTAAGCAGTTAACAAATACCCTTTTAGAAGGTGACTAATTGAATGAAGATAGCAACAATCGAAAATTACTAATCAAATACTTAAAGGCGTTCTATGGACTGGAGAAGGCCACGGAGCTCCTCCACAAATATAAGGACACGATGTTCACATATCACAATTTAGCCTGGAGTCTTGGCAAGAAATCCTTCGAGTTTTTCTGCCTGTACTTTCTTCAGGACACTTTTCTGCCGAAGGAATCAAATTCAGCGGCGCCCATAGCTGCTATACACCGGGAAATATGGCGAGATATTCAAGACAGTATCATAGGCGATGGCGCTGACCAGATAGGAAGGATACTCCCGCGTGGAACAGGCAAGAGCGCGTTTGGCACTTTCGCCACGACTATCTGGTGCCATGCGTATGAGTTCAAGAGATATACGCTGATTTGCAGTGACATTGGATCCACTGCTGAGAAGTTTACGAAGGATATTAAGAATACCTTTCTGGAAAACAAATATTTGGAGAAAGCCTTTGGAACTTTATTGAATGACAGGGACAAAAGGTATATATGCAACAGCACGCAGCTTGAATTGACTAACAAGAGTTTTATTGAGGCGATATCCAGTGCCAGTCCTATGAGAGGCAGGAAGTATAACAACATAAGACCGGACCTTATCATCCTGGATGATTATCAAAGTACTGATGATGTGAGGACTGAGGAAGCAAGAGAGAAGAAGTGGTTTCGTTACAGCACGGACGTCAAGTACGCTAGCCAGAAGGCTTTATACCGCGATGGCAAAGTCATAAAGCGGGGAACAACCTTCCTTGGACTTGGAACGCTGCAGCATAAGGAGTGTTTTTACTCCAGACTTATCAAGCAGCCGACCTGGAAATTCAAGAACGATAAAGGTGTATTGATTGAGGATATAGATACTTATTTTAACAATGGCTTATGGCTGGAGTTTAAAAATATTTTATTTAATTTCAAAACCGAAACACATTTGGAAGATGCTAAAGAGTTTTACTGGTCACACCAGGATGAAATGCAATTTCCTATGTTATGGGCTGAGTTCTGGGACTGCTTAGATATGGCCATGAGTTACTTTGAAAATCCTTCAAGCTTCAAGCAAGAGGTCCAAGGTGATGTAGAATCCATAGGAGAACGCTTTTTTAAAACTATTAGAACTCAATCAGTATCGGAAATTGAAGAACATAAATTTGTTAAAACTATGCTATGCGCTGACCCTGCAAGTTCTATAAGCATGAAAGCAGATTATAGTGCTATATGTATTGGCTCTATTGCCAGCAATGATTTAACTTATATACGCAAAGGAATACTTGTAAGATTAAATTTTGATGATTTTTGTTCTAAAATAGTTACAATGCTAAAGCAATATACAGATGTTACTCATGTTTCACTCGAAAAAAATCTTTATATGGGTGCTGATGCTTCAAAAATTAATGAATTAATTTTAAAAGAGCCAGAATTACGACATAGGCATATTGAATTTATTAACAAAATGCAAAAGGTTAATAAAGATGAAAAGATTTCCACAATTATTGCTGGTGTAAATACTGGGCAAATAATATTCAATGAAAATGATGTTGACGCTATAAATCAAATGTTGGAATTTTCAGGGCAGAAATACAGTAATCATGATGATATGCCGGATTGTGTGAGCCAGTTAATTATAGATATTAAAGAAATTGAAGTTAAGAAAGTATTTAGGATGGACTGGGTATAGAACTTGTAGCGCCTCTTAACAAAATGCGAACCGTACAAGTCACACCTGCCAAGCCTCTAAATTATGCTCAAATTGGCGGGTTTAATTAGGGTGCTTTAATAATTGAGAGGAGGTGAAGAAGTGGGATTAAAAGATATATTTAAAAAAAGTGTAGATAAAGTAAAAGATGTTAATGCAAAGAAATATGATGGCTATTATTCCCAACAAATCAATATTGCACCTGACATGAATACGGGGGATTTCATTAAAAGTTACGGCCAGATATCCTGGCTTTTCGTAGCGGTCAATAGAATAGCACAGAATGTTGGATCAAGCGAATGGAAAGCGTTTAAAGGAGAGACTGTACAAGAAAGCAGTTTAGCATTAAATGTGATTGCTCATCCAAATAGGTTTATGTCGCAGTATCAACTTTTATGGAAGTCAGCGGCATATCTTGAATTAACAGGACGTTGTTTTTGGTATATTGCCAAAGATAAGATTGGAAGACCTAAAGAAATTTGGTGTTTGAATCCACTTGATGTTTGGGTGCAGCCTGACAAGGATAACTTTATCAAAGGTTATCTGTATAAGGTTGGAGCTGTTCAGGTACCACTTGATGTTGATGAGGTAATATTTATTAACTTACCGGACTTGATGAACCCATACAGCGGTAAAGGACCTGCACAGTCAGCGGCGAATGATTTGGAAGTTTCTAAGTACACAAATACTTTTGTTAAAAACTTTTTTTATAATAACGGAACTCCCGCCGGTATAGTAAACTTCCCCGACATTTCTCCTGACGAATATGACAGGGCAGTGGAAGAGTACAAAGATAAACATAGAGGTGTAGAACGAAGCAACGAGATACTATTTACTAAAGGCGGAGCGGTAACATTTACACCGATAACAATGAACATTAAGGACATGAATGTAAGCATATTGCAGGACCAGAGCAGAGACTCTGTCCTTGGAGCATTTGGAGTGCCTAAGAGCATTGTTGGTATAACCGATGATGTAAATAGGAGTACTGCTGAAGCTGCAGAGTATACATTTGCTATGCACACTATAAAACCTTTGCTGCATTTATTCATGGATGTTATAAACAATGAATTTGTACCAATGTTCGGCGAGGATTTGGTTTTAAAGTTCACTGATCCAGTACCTAAGAATAAAGACTTTGTAAATACAGTAATAACTACTCATTTAGATAAATCAATGACCAAAAATGAGGTAAGGGACGTGCTGAATAAACTCATGGGATGGAATCTAAAGCCAATCCAGGGCGGAGATGTAATATACCAGCAAGTATCATTGCAACCTGTAGGAACTGCCTTGCCAATACCGCAGGCACCAGTTAAACCGGAGGATACACCGCCTGAAGAACCTGCTAAAAGCATTAAAAAAAAAGAATATAGCAGTTTAGTACGTAAGAAGATAAACAGGCAGATACTTAAAAATAATGCTGCCAGGAACAGCAACTTTTTAAAGATGGCTGAACCATTACGGAATGAATTTAATGGTACGATGGAAGATTATTTCAAAACACAGCAGAAAGATGTAGTGGATAAAGTACTGGCAGGAAGTAAAGACCCCGTGGACTTGCCAGAATGGAATAAAAAACTACAGGAAGCCACAGTAGGGTTGTATACAAAATGCTTTAATACTGGTGGTCAGGCTGTAGTGCAGGAATTTAAGTCTATAAGCAACTATATCCATAAAGACTTGGGTATTAGTTTTGATATTAAGGATCCTAAAGTACAGGCTAAGATACAAAGCAAGGTATCAAAAATTACTGAGGTGAATGATACAACTAAACAAAGCATAAAAGATATTATTGAAGAAGCATATCAAGATGAAACTGCTGATAATATGACATTTACTATTGCGAATCTTGCAAAACTTATTGCATCCGCAGACTTTGCTGATTTTGATGAGGCAAGATGTAATTTAATAAGTCAAACCGAAGTTCTTACTTCTCTCAATCAAGCAACAATCGAGGGATATAAACAAAACGCAGATCTTATTGATGGTAAAGCGTGGCTCGCAAGTTACAATAATACAAGGGAGACACACTTGGAAGCTGCTGAACAATATTCAGTAGACAGCCCTATATCAGTAACAAATCAATTTGATGTAGGAGGTAATTCCTGCGATTGCCCTGGCGATGACAGTTTACCCGCTGATGAGGTGTGCGGTTGTGAATGCTGCACATGTCCGGTGGTGAATGTATGATAAAAGATTGCAAGAACTGCAAAGACAAAGATAAAAACTGTGAGGTTATGTGCCCTAACTTTACTTTAAAACATAGTTGGCATAGAAAAAAACGTGACTGGAAAGATAAAATAATTAAAAAACAGGAGGAATAAAAACATGGCTAATTATCCAATGGACAAATCAGGTGCAACAATACAAACAGACAGTTTAGATATATCTTTAACTGAAAAATTCATAGCACTTTTAAGTGTTCCGGCAGCAGCAGCAGTAGTTGCAAGCGCAACTGGAGTAGCAACAGGGTATAGTTTAACAGCAGCAACGCAGAATAAAATTACAGGTATTACAAACCCGGCAGTACCTAAAACATTAAGCATAACCGGAAATGTAAGCGGTATAACTGGAAGCGTTGTTTTAACCGGTACAAACTACAATAAAGAAGTAATCACTGAAGCTATATCCCTTAGCGGATCATCTACAGTGGCAGGAGCGAAAGCATTTAGAACAGTTACAAATGTTGCATTACCAGTACAAGTTCATACCGCAGTGCTACAGGTAAATACCGCTACAGTAATTGGAACATGTACACAATCAGGTAATGCCACAGTGGTAGTAACAGCAGCAGGAATGACAGGCTCACCTAAAACTTATAATGTCGCAGTATTAAATAATGATACCGCTTCACAGATGGCAGCTAAAATAATTACGGCACTAGCAGCAGATGCAGCTTTAACTGCTTTGTATGCAGTAAGCGGAACAGGTGCAACTGTAGTCTTAACCGCTATAGTTCCGGCCGCTAATGATGCAACACTTAACATTTCTACTGCAAATGGTACTTGCTTAGGTGTAACTACAGCCGCATCATCTGTAGCAACAACCGCCGGAGTAGTGGCAGATGTAGTAAGCATAGGATTTACTGAAGTATTAGGATTGCCTTGCAAATTTACTAGAAACAGCGTTGAAAGAGTTAGTTTAAATTATGTTTTAGAAGCAACCGCACCAACTGTAACAGTTAGTTCAACTGCTTTAGAATCTAATACTATGAAACTTAACAGCACTTTGAACGGTTCCGTAGTTGATGCTTATTTAATAATTTGATAAGTACTCATATGCTTGAAAGGAGGCGAAATGTTGGAAAGGCAATTAAAACAATTTAATTTTGAAACTAAAGTATTGGATACAGAAAATAGAATAATACAGATGATAGGTAGTTCCGAGGATTATGACAGAGTAGGCGATAAAATGCTTATGAGTGGTGTAGTGCTTTCCAACTACCTTAAAAATGCTGTAATTTTAGCAAATCATAATTATGGCTATTCCGAAAAACCAAGTGTTATAGGTCGGGCATTAAATGTTACTACAGCAGGGTCCCAAATGATATTTAAAATACAATTTGCCGAAACAGATAATGGCAAAGAGTGGTTTTATTTATATAGTAATAAGTTTATGAATGCATCAAGTATTGGATTTATACCTTTAGAATACAATCCGAATGACAAGGGTGGGTATGATTATACAAGTTGGGAACTTTTAGAGTTATCTCTTGTAGCGGTACCTTGTAACCCTGCTGCAGTTCAGCGAGCGTTTGAAGAAGGAAATATATCTAAAGCACTTTATGAGCAAATAAAAGAAAGAGAGGTCGAAGATATGAAAGAAGAAGAACTAAAAGAATTAATAAATAAGTCTATTGATGATAAAGTCAAAGACATAGAATCCAAACATGTAGAAGAAATAAAAGCACTTGAAGAAACTATCAAAGGGCTTGAAGAATCACTTAAAGTAAAAGCTGGTGCAACACTAAGCAAAGCATCTTGCGAATCCATAACCAAAGCATGCGATGGTATAGCAGAGCATGTTAAATGCTTAAAGTCGCTTGTAGATGTATCTAATGATCAAGGAACTGATAGCGAAGATGATGGTGATGGCACAAAGGAATATTCCGAAGATGAAATACAGAAAATGGTAGCAGAAAATATCGAGAAATTAATAAAGGGGGATAAATAACATGACTAAACTAACTGAAAAAGAACTGGCTGACATTGTAAAAGCAACAAGCGAAAAAATACTTGAAGATAAAGGACTTACTGAGGTATTAAGAAAAATTAAGTTTACTGACAAACCTTTTGATGAAATGTCTAAAGAAGAAAAAACACTTAAATATTTTGTAGCTAAAATGAATAACAACCAGGTTGAGGTAATGAAATATTGCGGCGGAGTTGCAAAAGACTTATCCGGTAATGTAGGCGGTTCAGGGCAGGAAATGCTTCCTACCGAATTTCATACCGACATCATAGATAGAATCCTTGCAGACCCATTTGCACTTAAAAACAAATGCACAGTAGTGCCAGTTAGCTACAGAAACGGAACATGGCCTGTAGGTGCTACCGGAGTTAGTTTAACTTGGGAATCTTCTGACACTAATCCATTAACCCCAACTGCACCAACTTTTACTAGCTTAACTTATGCTGTAAATAGAATAGATGGCTACACTGCAATGGCAAGAGATTTACTTGCAGATACTCCAGTTAATTTATACGGATATTTAGTAAAACAATATGCAAAAGCATTTGTTAAAGCAGAAAATATCAGCATCATGGTGGGTACCGGAACAAATCAGCCAAAAGGAATTATCAATGCTACTAACCTTAAATCCGTAGCATGCCTGAATGCAGCATCTTCAAATGTGCTTGTTGCTGATGATTTAGTATCACTTCCTTATAACATAGACGTTATGTGGCGTGAGGGTGGAGCATACTATGTAAATACCGGAGCAGTTAAACAGATGAAGTTGTTCAAGGATACTCAGGGTAGATACCTTTGGGTTAATGGAGATATGACAGCAGGAAAGCCAGCAACATTCAATGGATATCCTGTATTTGAATTTACTTCATTGTTTCCTGAGAACCTTACTGTAAATGCAAAAGCAACTTGCTCAGAAATGATATTTGGTAATTTAGATTACTATTACTTCTTTGATAAAAATGAAATGGGTAGCGAATTAAATACCGCTTCAGATCAAGCCTTCAAGAATCATGAAGTTTTGGTTAAAATGTGGGAGAGAATCGACGGACAGGCCGCTATTGGTGCCGCTTTCGCATTGCTCAACGGATTTTTAAAATAGAATAAATTATTAAGGCTATGGGATAATCTCATAGCCTATCAATATTAGGAGGAATTATTAATGAAATGTGTGAAGTTTACCAAACCGATTGAAAATTACAAAATTGATGATATTGCTTCATTTGAGGATAAAATTGCTGATGCGTTAGTAGAACAGGACTTTGGAATTGAAGTTAAATTGGAAGATACAAAGATAGCACAAGAAAAAAAGTAGGTGGTATAAATGCTAACTAATATCACAGACGTTAAAAATTATCTAGGAATAACAACAAATGCAGATGATGGTTTTATAACATTATTAATTGCAGATGTGCAGACAACGATAGAAACATACTGTCATAGGCACTTTGACCTGAACACTTATACAAGCGAGCAACACCTTATAAACCATAAGATATTTACAAAAGAAACGCCTATAGCGACAGTAACAAACATAGTAAGATTGGATGCTAACATTGTGAATGCTATGCCAGACAGCAACGGAATGACAAACTATAGGATATTCCCTGGTTACATTGAGCTTTTAGACATCCAATATGTAACTATGGGAGATAAGTTGAAATATGTAAATAATGAACAGTCTTATGTTGAAATATCTTATACCGCTGGTTTTGCAACTCCACCTGCTGATCTTTCACTTGCCGCTATTAAATTAGTTGCACTTGAATATAAGGAGAGCAGAGAAGATAGAATAGGGCTTGAAGGATATATGGAAGGTGCAATAAAAGAAACATACTTTAAAAAGGAAACTGAAATGCCTTTAAACATATCGTGTGTGCTTGACAGATACGCGAGAGTATCGCTATGAAACTGCAGAATATTAATATACTTATCGCTACTCATGCACCAGACACAAAAGGCAGAGATGTAGAAACATGGGCTGTAAACTGCATCATATACGATAGCTTCCAAGCCTTAAAATATTCAGACGGATTCAAAGTTTATGGAATAACCGATAAAACAAGCAACGTTGTATTTTGCAGAGATGCCGGACTAATAGCAAGATATTTACTGCCAGATACGGACCCTAATCAGTTTAATGCCACATACCGAATAGGATATAACAGCAAACAGTATATTATTGATTCAATCGTGGCCTATCCTAAACACTTGGAGATTTACCTTGAGAAGGTGGTATAAATGGCCGATGATTTAGACGCTATACTGGCAGAATGGTCAAAGCGAGTTACGTTGAAACAGGAAGAAATAGATAATGCTGCTGATAGAGGGCTTTTGAAATGTGCTTTGTTTTGCGAGGGTGAAGCTAAGAAGAACGTTATGGACGTAGTTTATAATACTTCGGTGCCTTGGGATGAAGAACTTGGCGATGATATGTGGAAGCGTACTGGACTTTTAAAGGCATCCATAGGAAGTGGAATGGATCCAAGCCCACATACAGCATTGGTTTTCTGTACTGCCCCGTATGCAAAATATATTGAATACGGAACTGGAATATATAATGTAAATGGTGAAGGCAGACAAACACCTTGGGTATACGACAGCAACACCGGTATAAGGATGTGGACCAGAGGACAAATGGCAAAGCCTTTTATGTATCCTTCTGTATTCAATAGCTTACCGCAAATAAAAACTATCCTATCAACTTATCTCAAGGAGGTGCTGTAATGATAGACAACAATGCAGAGGTATATACAGTTTTAAGCGGAGTTGGAACAACGTTCTTTCAATATCCTTCTACATTCGCAGTATTCCCTTGCATAAGTTATTGGGATAGCGGGCATTCAGCTATAGACTTTCAAGATGGCCTAAGTGGTATTGATGCAATAGAAACCACTGTGGACGTTTGGGAGAAAGTTGATAAAACAACAGGAATTGTAACGGAAATACACAAACAAATGGATAGTGCTATGCGTGCAGCTAAGTTTATAAGATCTTATCCAATAGTTAGTCTTTATGAGCAAGACACACACGTTTATCACTATCAGTCAAAATATAGAAAACTTTACGAGGAGGTCGATTAAAATTGTCAAATTTCATTAATGTTGACTCGTTATATTACGCAATAATGACAGGAACAGATGGATCATCATTACCGGCTTATGGAACACCAAAGCCACTTACCCCATCCGCTAAAATACAAGTAGATCCAACCACAAACAAAGTACCTTATTATGCAGATGGCTTTAATCAGGAAATGGCACAAATTATAACAGAAGGCAAAATTGTAGTACAGGGTTCAGCTTTGCCCTTAGCAGTACAGGCTGATTTATTCGGTCATATTTTAGATGGCATGGGTGGGCTTATTTGCACTAAAAACGATATTGCGCCTTATGTGGCTATATTTTACCGCAGACAGAAAGTTAATAAAAAATACAGATATGTAAAACTATATAAATGCCTATTTGAGGATCCTTCCGATGCTGCTGCAACTGCAAACGCTACAGTAACACCGCAGGATGATACCCTTAACGGAACTTTTTATAGCAGAATTTATGATGGCAATTGGAAAAAGATTGTAGATGATGAAGCTGCTGGATATATTGATGTATCTTCAACATTCTTTAGCCAGGTTGATGGTGCTATTGATGTAACTGCACCTACAGTATCTTCTACAACTCCAGCTGCTAATGCAACCGCAGTAAATGTTGCAACTACTTATGCTTGGGTATTTAGCAAATCACTTAACCCATCCACTGTTAGTTTGAGTAACTTCTATGTTATCAATGATACAACTGGAGTGCCTGTAGCCGGTACTGTAGCTTATGTAGATGCTACTAAGACAGTAACGTTTACACCAACAAGCTCATTAAGTGCTGCTACTAAGTACCAGGCTGTAGCAGATATTGATATAACAGACATCCCAGGTAATCATCTGGCATACAGTGAGAAATTCTTTACAACAGCATAATTTATCAAGGGGGGAACTTATCCTCCCTTATTTTTTTAAATAGAAAGGAATGTTTAAGTATGATTATTAAATTAAAAATAGATGATAAAGAGAAATCTTTTAAAATGCCATGGCAATCAGGAAGAAAAGTTAGAGATACAATGGCAATGAAAGAAAAATTAAACACTATGCCAGAAACTGCTGAATCATTAGATGAGATGATGAGTTATGTAGTAGAGATATTCAATAACCAATTCACTTTAGATGAAATTTATGACGGGATAGAAAATAAGGAGTTATTACCGACTTTTGCTAAAACTGTGCAAGTAATCATGGGTGAAGTTGAAAATAAATCTAAATTATTAGAAGTATCAGAACCACACACAAAAAACGATTAGAGGGGGAGGCTAAACAGCTAACTCCCATGGAATTTATCTATGAACTTTATAATAGTTTAATGTGGATAATTGAGAAAGATGAAGATGGCAACGAACATAAAACACCATATATGACTATAAACCAAATTGATGAACTTGATTTCTTTTTTTACTTAGACATGAAAATATATGAACTGAATAAAGCAAACAAACAAATAACAAGCAAATATGACTCCATGGGTTTATAAGGGGGTGAAAAGATGGATGAAAGTTTAGCGCTGCGTATACCGATAACCGGAGATACAAGCGGCATTGATAGTGCTATGTCAAAAACTAAAGGCACTGTAAGCAATGCTATGGCAGGTGTAAGAGATGCTATGGGAGCTGTAGGCATAATAGCTGCAACTTATCTTGTATCCGCCGTTAAAAGTGCCGCTACAATGCAAGAGGCTACAGATGCATTGACAATTAAGCTAAAAAATACTGGCATTGGTGCTGCTGGAGCAAATACAGATATAAACAGTTTTACAGATGGTGTGGAGAAGATGTCTGTATATACTAAGTCAGATGCCGTTAGCGCACTGGACACTTTGATAACAAGACATGTAAGCATGAGCGAAGCACTCAAAGATCAATCAGGGATAACCGAACTTGCAGCAGCTAAAAATATTAGCTTGACTGATTCAGCAAACCTGATTGCAAACGCTGAAAATGGCAGATGGATGGGTTTAGAAAAGTTAGGGATTGTAACAAAAGAAGAAGTAAAAAACGGAATAAGCATGGCTACAGTAAACGAAAGGTTAAATTCAAGTTATAAAGGATTATCAGAAGGTAAAATGGATAGCTTACCAGGACAACTTGAAGTTATGAATAGAAACTGGAAAGAGTTTACTACAGATATAGGAACTGCCTTGCTACCGCTTATATCTAAAGTTGCTGGAGCTTTATCGGTTGCATCCACTGCATTAAAAAATATAAGCGAACCAACCAAAGAAATTATTGCAAAAGTCCTATTGGCAGTTGCAGTGTTTGGAACGCTTGTAGGTGGTTTAGGAATAATGCAGCGTGCATTAAGTATAATTACTCCAGTCATGACAGCAGTATCTACTGCGACTGCAGGGTTGCTTTTACCAATAATTGCAGTAATAGCTGGTATAGCATTATTTACGGCGGCATATACTACTAACTTTGGAGGATTCAAGACTTTTGTTGATGGCATAATAAAACAGGCAATAGTTATATTTGATAATTTGGTAACATGGTTTAAAGTTAACTGGCCGACTATACAAGCAACTTTTGAAGATGTAGTTAAGGCTGTAATGGATGCATATAATACTTATGTTAAACCTGTAGTGGACTATATGATTATAACTTTTGAACGATTGGTAGATTGGGTGAAAGCTAACTGGCCATTAATATCTGATACTATAAAAATTATTATAAACACCATAATGCAAATTATAACTGGTGCTATGAATGTATTGAAACCACTTTGGGAACTAGCTTGGAATATTATAAAAGATACAATTAAACCTGTCTGGAATTTGATACAAGACATCATAAACACAGCAATAACAGTTGTTGAAGATGTTATAAAACTAGGCATGGACTTGATAAATGGTAACTGGAAAGCTGTTTGGCAGGATATATGCAAAGCTGCAAAAGATATATTCGGTGGAATGGGAAAAATAGTAGGTGATATATTTGATGTTATTGGTGGATTATTTAAAGGAATAGCCACAACTGCTTTAAAGTGGGGCAGTGATTTAATAAACAATATCATAAACGGAATAAAGCAGGCAGGAGAAGATTTAAAAAAGGGTGTAGGAAATCTTATCAATGATGTTATAACTGCATTTAAAAAAGGCTTTGGAATAAACAGCCCATCAACAGTTATGCACGATATTGGCGGGCACATCATACAAGGACTTATAAACGGATTAGGTGGTAAAGACTTAAAGTCATTTGCTGTCAGTCTTATGGGGCAACTCAAAGGCGCATTTACAGGCGGTGCAAGTGCAAGTGTGGCAGGTTGGCTAACTGAAGCCATGATGCTGACTGGCGTTGATATGAGCAATTTGCCGGCATTGGAAACTATAGTAATGCATGAGTCGGGCGGTAATCCTGACGCCATTAATTTAAACGATAGTAACGCAGCAGCAGGACACCCAAGCCAAGGCTTGATGCAGACTATACCTAGCACATTTAATGCTTTCAAACTTCCAGGCTATGATGGCATAACAAACCCTGTATCAAACGCTATAGCTGGCATCAGGTACATTTTAGCGACATATGGCAGTGTAAGTAATGTACCAGGCATCAAAGCAATGGCTTCAGGTGGAAACTATATAGGGTATGCAGCAGGAACTTTAAACGCAACTAAAGGCATGCACATGTTTGGTGAAAACGGGCCTGAATTATCATGGGCAAATGGCGGAGAAGGCGTGTTGAATGCTACTAACACACAGGCACTGTTAAGCATACCTGGTGTATTAAGTAATTTAACAACAGCTATTAAGGGTATAGGCGGCAAAGGCAGAAGTGTAATTATAAATGGCAATGTTAGTTTAGGAAATGCAACGGATGAGAAGAAGTTTGTTCAAATGCAGCAGTTCTTATCAGCAATGTAAAGGGGGTAAAAAATGTTAGAATGCAATGCAATAAATGTTAATGGTTTAGATTTAATATCTGATAAATATTATTTTACCCTCGATGGGTTGTTCGCAAATGACAATGATGTAATTTTGAATGATCTTTATACAGACGGGCAGAATTACGATCATACAAAGATACAAGTCAAAAAGCTAGTATTGAATGGATTTGTAAGGACAAGAAGCGTTCAGGATTTTATGTATTTAAGACAAGTATTATGCACAAAAGGGCTGAAGACATTTACGGTAACAATACCTTATTTTCAGACATTGACTTTTCAAGCTGAAATATCCTCATGGGGAATAGGTGCAGGCGGTGGATTTACGATAGCATGCCAGCTTGTTGTGCCGGATCCTTATCTGTATGATACTGATATTTTATCTTTGAGTTTAGGAGCAATATCAAATACTAGCCTGACTTTTCCTTTAACTTTTCCTATTGTTTTCGGTGCCCAGACAGGCGGAAGTGGAACGATAAACAATGCCGGCAATGCTATTGCATATCCAATAATAACGATAGTTGGTACATGCGACACTATAAATATAACCAATACCACAACAGGGAAAAGCATGGGATGCAATCAAGCGATAAGCAATGGCAGTACATTAATAATAGACTGTAGACCTGACACTAGGGGCATAACTTATAATGGAGTAAATCGAATGGACTTGAAAAATACAAACGATGCCTGGTTGACTTGTGCTCCTGGAAACAACAATTTTGTATTTACAAGAAACAGTTT